TCTGATGATGTTTCTACTACTGGTAGTGGTTCTTCAACAGAGTACAGTACATATTTCTTTACTGCTGGTGCAGTAGCAAGTGGCGAGCAAGCTGGTCTAACAACAGAGACAGACAGAGATATTCTGGCAAAGTCTGATGCTATGGCTATTGATCTTCACTATACATATCACCCTGTTGGTTCAAAGTGGGCTGTTACAACAACAAATCCAAATAGAACACAACTAGCAACTGTAGGCAACTGGTCGAAGGTCTATGAAACAAAGAACATTGGTATCGTCAGAGCTACCAACGTATCAACTCAAGACTAAAGGTAATTAATTATGCCAAGCCAATTTGAAGTAACTGCTGGTAAGTTAGCTGGACCAACAACAGGTGGTACAGTAACCCAAGCAACAAACAAATCTACAGGTGTAACTCTCAATACAGAGAGTGGTCAGATTACTATGAACAATGCACAGCTTGATGCTGGCGTTGAAGTAACATTTACAGTAACAAACGATAAAATTGCTGCTGAAGATGTTGTTGTAGTAAACCATGGTTCAGGTGGAACTGCTGGTTCTTATCTTGTTGGCGTCAGTACTATTGCTGCTGGTTCATTCAAGGTAACTGTTACCAATGCTTCTGCTGGTAACTTAAGTGAAGCTATTGTTATTAATTTTGTTGCACTAAAGGGTGCCTCAAGTTAATGGGAATGTTCGCTTTTAAGCGTATGAGAGAACAAGAGGCTGCCAAATTGGTAGTCTCTGCTCCCTCTAAAAAAAAGAAAACCAAAGTAAAACAAAATGGCAATCTCGATAGACGCAACAGTAGGCGGAGCATCAGCTAACAGTTACATTACTTTGGCAGATGCAAATTCAATAGTGGAAGGTCTTGTTGCAGATGATGATGTAGTTGCATGGGATACTTCTAATGATGACAATAAAAACAGAGCTTTGTATACTGCTGCGGTCAGAGTTGACCGAGAAAGATTTTTAGGCGCAAGAGTAACTAATACACAAGCATTACAGTGGCCAAGACAAGGTGTAAGAAAACCAGACACTTATATAAATACATATTCAATAGGCTTTCCATTTAGAATATCCACAGATTATTTTTCTGAAACAGAAATACCAGAGCAAGTTAAAAAGGCACAAGTCATACTTGCTGTTTACTTGAATAATAATCGTAATGGTTTAGGATTAAGTGGTCTTGAAGATTTTAAAAATGTTAAAATCGGTAATCTTGATGCAACACCGAATTTTTATGGTTCGGTTGGTGCTGATAGAGTACCACCACTATTTGAACGGTACTTTACTGGTTTACGAATAAGTGGACCCGGCAATGTCGCAATTAAAAGGAGTTAAAAATGAGCTACTACCCAGCTGCCAAAATCATTAATGATACTGCTGCACATACAGGTCGGTTCGGCTGTATTAAAGCATTACAAGATTCTGTTATCAATACGCTTGTAGCAGAAAACATTACAGGCGATTTAACATCTCTACAGTTTAAATCTAATACTGCGATTGAGGGTGTCATTACAAGTGTCAAGCTTGATAGCGGAACTGTTATTGCTTATTTAATATGAGCCTTGCAAATGCCTTAAAAAAAGCTGCATCAAAAACACTAAGTAAGCTTGGTGGAGATGTAACAATAAGGCAAGTTACTGCTGGTTCATATAATACAACTACTGGTGCTATAACAGAAACAACTTCTGATACAACTATCAAAGGCACGTTAAGTAATGTAAGTAGGTCTGAGGTAAATGATCTTATTGAGTCGCAAGATAAAATTTTAACTATATCTGCTGGTGATCTAACCTTTGTACCAACAACAAAAGATAGAGTTGTTATAAGTAGTGTTGAATTTAAAATTATAAGTATTTCTGTAAACGAGCAAAATAATACGCCTATTAGTTTTGAACTTGTTTTGAGGTAACTATGGTAAGACAAATAAAGTTAGAGCAGATAGACGATCTTATGGCAGAAGCAGTTCAAGAGTTGGTACAGAAAACAACTTTACAGTGGACTACATTAGCAAAGAAAGCTACTCCTGTAGGCGAAACTGGTAATTTAAGAAATGATTGGAAAACTGATATAGGTAAATTTAGAGGAACAATTATAAACAGAATGGAATATGCAGAACCAGTAATTTATGGAACAGCGTTACCACCTAGTTGGAAAGGTAGATACAGAACAAGACAACAGACCATAAAAGGCTTTCCAGAATTACAAGCCAAACAACTTACAGTAGGTTATATTCCAAAAGAATTAAAAAGAATTATAAGGAGTAAATAATGTCAGCAACCGATCTTAATACAGTACGATCTACCATTGAAGGAAGATTAGCAACAGAATTAGCAAGCAGTCCTGTTATTCCTGTTGTATTTAGTAACCAAGCATTTGATTCAATTGGTAATGCGAGTTTTGTTCAATGCGAGATAAGTTTTGGTTCTGGCGAAATAACATCTCAAGGTAACCAAACAAATGCAAATACTTTGGTCGTAGGTCTTTTAACTATGAATGTTTTTACAGAACAGGGTATTGGTAGTGGTGGTAATCTTACTATTTGCAAAAGATTAAGAGACCTATACAATAGGATTACAGTTTCAGATGTTATCTTTGATGCAGTGGTTGGACCAGAAATACTTTCACAACCACCTGAGGGTAAATTCGTAACACAATTGCGTGTTACCTTTGAAACATATGAAGGACTTTAATTATGGCAAAGCTTGAAATTACAGAAGAAATGCTTGACGCAATAGAAGCTGTAAAAGGCAGAAGGAATCCAAATTATTGGGACCCAGAATGCAGAAAATATTATGAGGCACAACAAAATCCTAAAAAAGATGTGAAAAAGTCAGAAAAAGGTTAAACTATTTGTAAATACTTTTTTTATTTGTCATGGCTACAGCAGTTAAAGGTGATGTAGGTAAAGTTATGTTCCATAATGCAGCAGGCACAGAAGCTGATGTTGCATCTACAAGGTCTTGGTCTTTATCTATTACAAAAGACACAATGGAAACAACCAATCAAGGTGATACATCAAAAACTTTTATTGGTGGACTTATATCTGGCGAAGGTTCTTGTGAGCTTTTATATGATACTGCTGGCAACTCTGATTATCAAGCGTTTATTGATGATGTCTTAGTAACTGGTGATGCTGCAGATGCTTTATTTGAATTATTTCCTGATGCAGATACTTCAGCAAAAAAAATTAGCTTTTCTGGAATTATTACTGGTGCAGAATATGGTGCAACTTTAGGCGAGATACAAGTCATAACAGTTAACTTTATTACATCAGGTGCCATAACTTCAGCAATATAGTATCTTGGAATAAGGTATTACATTTTTCATGGCAACAAAAAGAACCATTGACATTATTACTGAGGGTTTCAGTGATGTTATGTCTGCAAGACGTAAATATGTATTAGAGCTTCCCTCTGGTCAAAAAATTGATGTTTATTTTCCACCTTTAACAAGATACGACAGACAGAAAGCCCAAACTGCTGTTGGTACTGATGATGCTTTAATGGTATCTACACAACTGCTTTGTCAGATTGCACAAAAAGAAGATGGGTCAAAAATGTTTGCTTTGGCAGATGCTATTGATCTACAAAGATTATTGCCAGAGAAAGTTTTAAATGATATTGAGTTATTTTTATTTGAACTTAAAATAGATGTTGATACAGCAAAAAAAGACTAAAGAGAAACAGTTGGTTAAACTTCGAGTTGTTTCTCGCATCTGAGTTAGGTAAAACATTAACAGAATTAAGACAAAACATGACAGAAGAGGAATTAATATATTGGGCTGCATATTACGAAATCAAAGCTGATAATGAAAAAAAGATGCGACTAAAGGCAAATAACAGGTAATATAAAAGAAATGTATTTTGTAAGCTAAGTGGCTGAAAGTATTGTTACCCTGAGAGTTGACACCAGAAATGCTGTCAGTTCTTTAAATAATGCCTCTGCAGCAACTAATAGATTATCAACAGCTTCAAAAGGTGCTACAAAATCTTTAGCTGCGACATCAACAGCAGCAAAAGGTTTAGGTGTTGCATTAAGAAATAGTATTGCACCAATACTTGCTGTTGGTACAGCTTTTTCTGTTGTAAATAATAGCATTGGAACTTTTCTTGCAAGAGAACGAGATATTGCAATACTACAGCAAGGTTTGAATAACCTAGGTGCAAGTTCAATTGCTTTACAACAATTACAAGAGGTGGCAGATAGATTTGGAAAAACAACTCTTTTTAACCAAGAAGATTTTACAAGAGGTTTCAACTTATTAACAAGTTTTAGAAATATTGGTGTTGATTCATATGAACGTGTTGCTCAGGCTGCAGCAGATATTGCACAGGTAAACCAAGTTGATGTCAGTACTTCTTTCATGCAACTTGCAAAAGCATTACAAGACCCTGAAAGAAACTTATCAAATTTAAATCGTTCGGGTATTGCTTTTACTAAGCAGCAAACAGATGTAATAAAACAGTTAATGAAAACAAATCAAGTTGCAAAAGCGCATACTATGATTTTAGATATTGTAGATGAAAGTTATAATAAATTAGCCCAAGCTGCTGCTGTAGGATTTGCTGGTTCTGTTGATACCTTAGGAGAATCTTTCCGTGATTTTAGTGAAGCCTTAGGAAAGTCTCTTATTCCTGTTGTTGAGCCTGCAGTAAAAGCATTAACAGCTTTATTAAATGCATTAAGTGGAGAAGGTGGTCAGGCGGTTGCAATTATTACAGGTGCAGCATTAGCTTTTAAAGGTTTATCGGTAGTTATAGCTGCAACAAAAGCACAACTTGCAACTATGTCTATTGCTGCTGCCGCAGCAAATAGTTCATTAGCTGCAACTACAGCAATGACTTT